CATTAATAATTCCATTTATATTAATGATATAATTAGTTATATGAAAATTGTGTTTGATCATAAATTTGGAGCCCAGGAACATATACACTTAGAATATTTTAATGCTACATTAATTGATGTATATGATGATGAAATTGATACTGCATTAGCCCAAGGATGGTTAACAAACTTAAATAATGATGGAGAACATTACTGGTATCAATGTCGGAGTACTCGATGTAATTTAAGTCAATACTCTAACCCATCGCAATACCCTATTAATACTTCAAAACAGCACTCCACTGACAATGTATTTTATGAGATTAATCCAATAATAAATAACAACCTCATTAATACAATTTACAGTGACTATTGCAAGTATAAAAAGTTTAGTAATTTATTTCGTTCAGAGGTTGAAAATTGGCTTGAATGTGATACACAAATTGTTTATTATGATAGGAAAAATCCGATCGCTTGGTCTAAACTAAGACTGTACACTGAAAATGCATTGGAAACTGTATTGTTTGCATGGAATTACAATAATCCGAAATTAAGGGTAGGCACTAATAGCATGGAACATGAGATAAACTGGGCCAAAGAGAATAATTTCAAATATGTCTATCTTGGTCCAGGATATGAAACTGGAAGTATATATAAGGCAAATATAGATGGATTCGAATGGTGGACGGGTACTGAATGGAGTATAGACGCAGTTGAATATATTAGATTGTGCAAGCGCGATAGTTCAATAAAAACCATCAATCAACTCAGTGAACTCTAACCTCTTGGGTCTTTGCGCCCTCTGAATAACCCATGCATGTATTCGCCTGCGTCTTTCCAAGAATCGTAATATCCTGACTTATGTAGTTTAGCACTTGCTTCTTCTAACGCTTTAAGTGGAGCAATCATACTATATGCATACGTTCCTTGATTACATAGCACCCCGTTAATCTTTTCTACTTCATGTGGATGGTCAGGTAATGAGATTAAGTCAACTTGTGCTAAATGTGCGTCGTTACCTTTGTAAACCATTTCGTGGAACTCATCTTTATCCCATGCATCAGGGTCGTAGACATACATAAAAACGTCGTATCCGTCATTTCCATTCATTGCATGTGTAACTAAGTCTGTGTAAGGGTGGATTCCAATTCTAAATGTAATCTTATTTTTCATTCTCGCTTGTTTAGCAAACGGACACAACGCAAACCCATCCAATTCTTTTCTAGGTTTCTCAACAAAATACTCTAACCAATCTTTTGTTTCGTCTTCTACTTGTTGTAAGTTAATTTCCATTAAATTATCTCCTTTAAAACAGATATAGATGTATCCATTGCAGTATTTAAATTATCGAACATGATATCTTGTGCTACGTTATCTACGTTGTCACTCACTGATTTAATTAAAATAACTTGTTTGTTATATTTCTTAGCAACGTAAGCAACAGCAAACCCTTCCATATCAACTAAATCTTCATCTATGTTAGTTACGTCTTCTACAAATTTATCTCCAGTGGCAAGTGTAGCCGTTTGAATGCTTGTTGCTTTAACTGGGATCGGAACAAAGCAATTTATTTCTTGGTACATATCTTCTTGGTATTGTTCAAATGGCATAAAAACATCGCATTGTGAAACAGATGATATGATATATGTATTTGGAAATTTGTACCTAGTGTTTGCTGAACCTGCTATTCCAATGTTAATAATCGAATCAGGATTATAAGCATTGATTAAGTGCGTAGTTGCTACTGTACTTGCTACTTTTCCTATTTGTGATTCTATTAGTACGATATTTTCGTTACTATGTGTAGGGAATAATGTTCCGTACAGTTCAGAAAGGGCCAGTGCTTTGATTATCTTTTCTGATTCCTCGCGCATTGCACATACAATGCCGTATTTGTAATTAATCATAGGTTACTTGTGAAATAATATCAAAATCAAGTGTGGTTCTAGCATTTAAGAACCCTAATTCAATTACACATTCTAATGCAATGATTTCAGCACCTAATTGTTTTATAAGTGATGCTACTGCATTAACTGAGCCACCTGTTGCTAATAAATCATCAACTAGTAATACTTTATCATTTGTAGCAATTGAATTTTTATGTAATTCGAATGTATTTGTTCCGTATTCTAATTCGTACCCGATACTAACGCACTTATCTGGTAATTTTCCATATTTTCTAACCATAACAAACGGAACTTCCAGTGCGTATGCTACTGCGGCACCAAAAATAAATCCTCTAGCGTCTAACCCGACAATCTTATCTGGTTTGTTTAATATGTGCCTAGATGTAATGCTATTAATAACGTGTTTAAACGCAATTGGACTAGCAAGTAATGGTGAAATGTCTTTAAATATTATTCCTTCCTTTGGAAAGTTAGGAATGTCTTTGATATAATCGTTTATATTCATTTAAAAGTACGGTAATCCTGATTTCTTAGTTGTTTCTAGATTGTCCTTGATAATCTTTGTGATAGTTTCACGCTCGTCTGGGCTTAGTGCCATTGCTTCATTATATGATAACCCACCACGCATGTTCCAACTTAGTCTTAATGCTTCGTCTTTAATGCCCTTAGTTTCTTTTTCCATCTTTTCAATCTCCTTGACAATTTCGTCAGGAGCCAAAACTAAGAGCCTTATCCGAAAAAATTGGACATATCCAATGTAAATGGTTGCTCGTATTCATGTTTACATTCTGTGCACTTAATCTTTAATGGTTTAAGTTCTGAATTACTTCTTAATGTAAGAACCTTATCTTTAATTGTTTCAAAGATGCCTCTATCACATTCATGTAAAAACTCATTAATTTGTTCTGCGTCAGATACTAATGTTTCAGGAGTTTTAATGCACTCAACGCTCTTCGCCATTGTTGTGATTGTCATTTCTGATATTTTAGTAAACGTTTTTGATAATAATTTGAGTTTTTCCTCTTCGGACATTTCCGCATCTTCAAGTACGTTTGCAATTTTTTGTTCTTCGAATTGTACTAACCCACTTTCATTGATATCTTTGTATGTTAGAGGCTTGATATGTATTTCCAAATCACCTACATCAATGGTGCTATCGTATTCACCGACATCCATTTGTTCGATAATACTTCTTAAATCAACTCCATATTCTGCTTCTTCCTCGCACTTTGGGCATGTTGTTCCAATCTCAAGTGTATGTCCGTAACTTGCAATTCTAATCGCTGCTAATATAGTGTCTAAATCAATACTAGGAATCATCCATGCATTTTTGATATTTGGCATACAACTTTGAATCACTTCGATAATTGATGTACCGTTGAACAGTGCATCCGGTGTTCTGTATGTAATTTCATCTACCGCTGTCATTGGATAAACAGGTAGTTCGTTGTTCTCCGTCATTTCCAATGTACCTTCTGGATAAAATTTACCTTTACTTGGTAATGTGATGTAAATGCTTGGACGTCTAAAATAGTTACTTAGTGGATTATCTGACATATTATTTCTGCTATAAATACAATAAAATTTACAATATTTATAAGGCACAAACATATGGCAGATTTTAATGCAGATGAATTTAGAGGGCTTACTAACTCAGCGAGGCAAGCCGCCATTGCATTGGAGAAAGCCCGCAACGCAACAAGTAGCGACACGGAATCGACAACACATCATAAAAGAGAAACTGATAAGTCAAAAGACTCAATAAGAGGACTTGGACATGTAGCAAGTTCTGTTACTAGTGCGTTTAAGAGTGTAGCAAGTGGTACAGCATCATTTAGTACATTGGGAAGTGTTTTAACTTCTGCTACTGGTGCAATAAAAGACTTTACAAAGTATACTGGTCCTCTTGGAAAAGCATTAGGGTTCACTGCGGACACTGCGGCACAAGGTGTTAGTATGATATTGGAGCAGTACGACACTACATTAAAAACATTTCAACGTTTAAGTGAATCAGGACTTGCTGGTGCAGACGGTATAGACACATTGCGTCAGAATATGGTGCGTACCGGTGTACCGATGGAAATGTTCGCTAATATGATATTAAAGAATACTGAGTCATTGGCAGGACTAACAGGCTCAGCGGACAAATCAGCAAAGCAATTTTCACAAATGATGTCTACTATGCACAATGGATTAGACCAACCATTACGTGATTTAGGATTTACTGCTGAAGAAATTGGCGAAACATTAGTTACATTTTCTAATTTACAACGTAGATTAGGTAATGCACAAACAATGGACCAAGATAAATTAACAAAAGGTGCAGTTAAGTTTGGTAAAGAGTTGGATGCGATTGCTAAGTTAACAGGACAAACAAGAACAGAACAGCAAAAATCATTAGACGCCGCGATGCGAGAAGGTAGATTCCTAGCATCACAGCGTAAACTACAATCACAGGGAGAAGCAGGAAAACAAGCCGCAAATGAAATTAAACAACTTATGCTTGGTATGGAAAAAGTATCACCTGCAATGGCACAAGCAGTTAAAGATGTTTCTGGTGGATTTGTTAATACAGAATCAGCAAAGCAGGCATTTGTATCTACTGGCGGAGCAATAACACGTGTACTATCAGAAATGCGTAGTGGTAATATGGATTATGCAACTGCAATGCAAGAACTTCAGAGTGGCATTAAGCAAACGTTACCTACTATGGAAGCGATTGGATTAACTGTTGGTGATACAACAGGCGCATTTATCCCTCTGCATGAATCTGTTAACTTAGCAACGTTTGCAATGGGTGACTTTAAGAAAGCAATTGAAGAGAATAGAAAAACACAAAAAACTCAAATAGAAGCAGACAGTGGTACAACAACTAAAGAATTAGTTAATGCACAGAAGTATCTATTAAGTTCAGCATCCCATTTGCAAGCAACTGCAATATCATTTGATAAAGTATCGGGTGGATTGGAAAGTGTAATGAAAGGACTTGACAGTGTTAGTAAAGGCACGTATCGCAGATTTGGTACAATCGGCGACATCGAACGCCCTTCTGCAACTCAAACACAAACTGATATAGATATTCGCGCAAATAATCAATTACTAGCAGATGCCAAAAATCGTAAATCTGTTTTAGAATCGCGATTAGGGACTAAGAAACAGTTCCGTGGGCGAGATAAGTTAGAAGCAGAATTAGCAGATTTAAATATCAAAATACCTGCACTAACCAAGTCAGTTCTAAGTGATATAGAAACCCGACGCAAGGAACAACTTACCACAGGCAAAACAACATTGGGGAGATTGTTTAGACAATTAATGCCGGATGGTAGTATATTCGGTGATAAAAATTCTGCACTTGGTACAAGTGATTTCAACAGTCCCCAAGCATTAAAGGATATTATAGAACAAAATTCTGGTCTTAATGCAACACGAGTTGTATCTCCTGAAATACAAGGAAAGATAATGGATTCGTGGCGTAAAAATCCAGATTTGGATAGTAAGAAATTTTGGGACGAGTTGAAACCCGTGTTTGATAAAATGAAAGAGAACGCAAACCAACAGGGGAATGTGTCGTCGATTGAAAAAGAACAAAGTGAAAAACTAGCAAGTGCAATGAGTTCACTTTCTAATTCCAATATGGAATCTAATAAAAAATTAGACAGTATTGTAACTGCACTAAATCAAGGTAATAGAAACACTAAAGATATTAAACAATTAACATCTGCGAATGGTTAATTCCTTTACTTAATTAAACAGCATAAATACAGCAACATTAATTAAAACAGGTTATCCATATGTCGTGGAAAAAGTATTTCAAGGTTGCTGACACATCAGGGCAGTTTAGTCCATTGGGCGGCGGAACAACCCCACAAGCAAGTAATTTTGCATTTAGAAACTACCAAAGTAAACTTCCTGAAGTTTATACAGGACATCCTAATCGTGTTGAACGTTATAATCAGTACGAAGCAATGGATATGGATAGTGAAGTAAATGCTTGCTTGGATATTATTTCTGAATTCAGTACTCAGGCAGATGATATTACTGATAGCCCATTTGACATTAAGTACAAAGACAAACCAACTGATAACGAAGTTAAAATCCTAACAGAGCAATTAATACAATGGATTAAGTTAAATCGATTTAATGAACGCTTATTTAAAATGTTTCGTAATACAATTAAGTACGGCGACCAAGTATTCATCAGAGACCCTGAAACATTTAAACTTATGTGGGTTGAATCCACTAAAGTATCGCGTGTAATTGTTAATGAGAGTGATGGTAAAGAACCAGAGCAATACGTTATTCAGGATATTAATCCTAACTTCCAGAACCTAACAGTTGCGGCAAAGAACACAGATGACTTTTCAGTTAATCCTGCTAGAGGTGGATACACTGCACCTAATCAAGCACCTGTAAGTGGTGGAAACTTAAACAACAACGGTACTCGATTTGCCAACTCAATGAAAGAGTCGGTAATTGATGCCAAGCACGTTGTTCATTTAAGTTTAACTGAAGGTCTTGATGTTACTTGGCCATTTGGTACTAGTATTTTAGAGAACATCTATAAGGTGTTCAAACAAAAGGAAATGCTAGAAGATGCTATTCTAATTTATAGAATCCAAAGAGCACCAGAACGTCGTGTATTCTATATTGATGTTGGTAATATGCCTAGTCACATGGCAATGAGTTTTGTTGAACGTGTTAAGAATGAAATACACCAAAGACGTATCCCTACTCAAGGAGGAGGGGGCGACACAATGGATGCAACATATAATCCATTATCGACAAATGAGGATTTCTTCTTCCCGCAAACTGCAGAAGGCCGCGGCTCTAAAGTAGATACATTACCTGGTGGTGAAAACTTAGGACAAATTGATGACTTACGTTACTTCAATAATAAGTTAGCGCGTGGTTTACGAGTACCGAGTAGTTACTTACCGAGTGGACCTGACGACAATGCATCACCATTAACTGACGGTAGATTAGGAACAGCATTAATACAAGAATTTAGATTTAACCAATACTGCAAGCGTATGCAAGCGTCTTTAGCACGTGTACTTAATACAGAGTTCAAACTTTACTTAGCATTTCGTGGATTTAATATTGATGCTAGTTTATTTGATATTAAGTTCAATGAACCGCAGAACTTTGCTAGTTATAGACAAAGTGAACTAGATGCAACTCGTGTTAATACATTTGCTAACTTAGAACAGTATCCTTATCTTAGTAAGAGATTCTTATTGGAGCGCTACTTAGGCCTTTCCGAAGAAGAAATGGTTAAGAATGAGGAACAATGGGAAGAGGAGAATACTAAAGCACAGGAAACTGCATCCAAAGGCTCTGACTTGCGCGGTGTCGGTGTTATGCCTGGTGGATTTGAATCAGATATTGATACTATGGGAGAAATTGAAGGCATGGATGATATGGGTGGCGAAGGCATGGATGATATGGGTGGCGAAGCAACGGGTGAACTAAATCCAATGGCTTCCGAAGTACCACCACAGATAACAGGCGGAGATGTTGGCGGTGGATTAACATAAATAAGTCCATGATATTAAACGAACTATTCAATAAAGCACTTCCTGGCTATCAGGATTTAGAGGACGATAACTCGCAAATCACTAAAGATGATTTACGTAAGACACGTCTTACTTTGAAGCAAATTAATAAATTGCGCCAGATGAATGATATACGCAATATTGAACAAAAGACAAAGTTGGAAAAAGTACAAGCAATGTACGCTGTGCCAAATGAAGAAGCAGGTCCCACTTTTTAAGTAAAAACTTAAAATTCACACAAAAATCTTAAAAAAGGCACCTTTTCACAAGGAATTTTTCTATTCTTCGTAAATATCCATATGAACATTTTAATTTTAGGAGTTAACAATGAATAACAAATTTGAAAAACTAATTGAGTACGTTATTAATGACGAAGATGCTAAAGCATCGGATCTTTTCCATGAGATTGTTGTTGGTAAATCACGTGAAATTTACGAAGGGCTAATGCAAGATGATATTGGCGGCGACGAAGTTGATGATTTCATCGATGATGTTTCTGCTGATGAAGAAGGTGTCGATTTTGCAGATGATGATGCAGAAGAAACTGAAATAGATTTTGGAACTGAAGTAGATGCTGAAGAGAATGACGGCGACCACGAAGAACTAGAAGACCGTGTAGTTGATCTTGAAGATAAACTAGATGAATTAATGGCTGAGTTTGATGACCTAATCGGTGATGATGCAGGTAGTACAGAAGATGCTATGGATTTTGAAGTAGATACTGAAGACGAAGTCCTTGGTGATTTAGATACTGAAGAAGAAGAAGAATTATCTTTTGAAGAAAGTACAGAAATTGACGAAGACGACAAAGAAGAATTGGAAGAAGATGCTAAATTAGTAAATGCACCTAAGCCAGTTACATCAGAAGAAGGCAGTGTTAATACAACTAGTGCTAACGCAAATGATGCAGGTAAGAAATCTAAAACAGATGCAAGACCTGTTCAAACTAGTACAGCAACCGAAAAGGGACGCCCTGCACCAAAAGCAAAAGACTTAGGTGTTGATGGCCCAGAAGGTGGCGCAGAATTAACTAAAGCACCCGCTCCTAAAAAAGGCGAGTAATTAAGTGTCTTTCTTACAAGAAAGTTTATCCTTTGATGCCGCTCAGATAGTTCTTGAGCGTGATGAAAAGGGTGATAAAAATCTTTTTATGAAAGGACTTTGCATCCAAGGTGATGTAAAGAATGCAAATCAGCGTATCTACCCAGTCAATGAAATTACTAATGCCGTTAAGACATTAAAAGAACAAATTGGCGGCGGATATTCTGTATTAGGTGAGTTAGATCACCCAGATGATTTAAAAATTAACCTAGACCGTGTAAGTCACGTTATCACAGATATGTGGATGGAAGGCGCAAACGGTTATGGTAAATTAAAGATATTGCCAACACCAATGGGGACTCTAGTCGAGACCATGTTGAGTAACGGCGTTAAATTAGGTGTCTCTAGTCGAGGTAGCGGAAACGTTAACGAAAGCAACGGACATGTAAGTGATTTTGAAATAGTAACAGTTGACGTGGTAGCGCAACCTAGTGCACCTGATGCGTATCCAACAGCCATTTATGAAGGTTTGTTGAATATGGAAGGTGGTTCTAAGTTGCTTGAAATGGCGACTGATGCTAGAGAAAGTATCACAGCACAGAGGTTTTTGAAAAGTGGCATAATGCAACTTATCAAGGACCTCAAATTATAGGAGATATTGATGCTAGATGCAATGAAACCCTTGCTTGACAGTGAACTTATCAACGAAGATACTCGTATTGCTATCCAAGAAGAATGGGATAAAAAACTAATCGAGACTCGTGAAGAAGTACGCACTGAGTTGCGCGAAGAATTCGCCCAACGCTACGAGCACGACAAACAAACAATGGTAGAAGCACTAGACCGCATGGTATCTGAAAGTCTTGAAGCGGAAATTCAAGAAGTTATTACTGAAAAGGAACAACTTGCTGAAGACCGTGTTAAATTTAACACTAAGATGACTGAAAATTCTAATAAATTTAATAAATTTATGGTTACTAAGTTAAGTGAAGAAATTAACGACTTAAGACAAGATAGACAAATCCAAACTGAAGGCATGGTTAAGTTAGAAAATTTTGTAGTTAAGGCTCTTGCAAGAGAGATTAACGAATTTGCACAAGATAAGAAAGAAGTTATTGAAACTAAAGTCAAACTTGTTGCAGAAGCAAAAACTAAACTTAACGCTCTTAAAACGAAATTCGTTAAAGAGAATGCAAAGAAAGTTGGAAGTGTTATTACCAAGCGTCTAAACACTGAATTATCACAGTTACAGGAAGATGTTAAAGTTGCTCGCGAGAACAACTTTGGGCGTCGTATTTTTGAAGCCTTTTCAACTGAATTTACAGGTACTCATTTAAATGAGAATTCTGTTATTCGTGAATTGAATGATAAGATTACTGCACGTGATAATAAGTTAGAAGAAGCCAAAGAAACAATTAAAAAAGCAAAAGTGTTAGTTGAGTCAAAGAATGCCGAAGTTAAAACAATTAAAGAGTCTAATGTACGCGCTAAGACAATGGATGAACTGTTAAGTCCTCTACAAGAAGACAAAGCAACTGTCATGCAAAATTTACTTGAAAACGTCCAAACTTCAAGATTACAACATACATTTGAGAAATACTTACCAGCTGTTCTTTCTAATAAATCTGTAGGTTCAGATGTAAAACGTAGGAAAGCATTAACTGAAAGTAAAAAATCAGTTACTGGTAATAAAAAAGAAACAAAAGAACTGTACCAAGACAGCATCGACAATATTGTCGATATTAAGCGTCTAGCAGGTCTTTAATTAACTGATTTTTAGGAGAAAATAATGTCAGAACAATTAATCGAAAGTCGTTGGGTTGAAACCAAAGACGCCTTGTTAGAAGGTCTACAAGGTACAAGAAGAACAACTATGAGTGTAATCTTAGAGAATACTCGTAATCATTTAGCGGAATCTGCATCTGCAGGTGCAACTGCGTCAGGTAATGTTGCTACACTTAACCGTGTAATCTTACCAGTAATCCGACGTGTTATGCCTACAGTAATTGCTAACGACTTAGTTGGTGTACAGCCAATGTCTGGTCCAGTTAGTCAAATTCATACATTGCGTGTACGTTATGGTACTACAATGAATGACAGCAGTGTTGTTAACACTGATACTACAGCAGGCGACGAGGCTTTAAGTCCGTTTAAGATTGCTACAGCATACTCTGCTGGTACAGGTGCTACACAAGCGGCTTACACAGGTGGAACTACATCATCACTTGAAGGTGACGGCGGACGTAACATCAGTGTTCAGTTATTAAAGCAAGCAGTTGAAGCGAAAACACGTAAGTTACAAGCACGTTGGACATTTGAAGCAGCACAAGATGCTAATTCAATGCACGGTATTGATGTTGAAGCAGAAATTATGGCGGCGTTAGCGCAAGAAATTACTTCTGAAATCGACCAAGAGATTTTACAATCTCTACGTTCTTTAGCAAACACTGAATTCACTTTCGACCAAGCAGCGGTATCTGGTACTGCTACTTTCGTTGGTGATGAGCATGCAGCACTTGCTGTTATGATTAACAGAACTGCTAACTTAATCGCACAACGTACTCGTCGTGGCGCAGGTAACTGGGCAGTAACTAGTCCTCAATCATTAACAATCTTACAATCTGCAACTACGTCAGCATTTGCCCGTACTACAGAAGGCGCTTTTGAAGCACCTACAAATACTAAGTTTGTTGGTACATTGAACAGTGCAATGAAAGTATATGTTGATTCATATGCGGCAGATAGCACAGCGGTACTTGTTGGTTATAAAGGTTCTAGTGAATCTGATGCACCTTCATTCTACTGTCCGTATATCCCATTAATGAGTAGTGGTACAGTACTAGACCCTAGTACGTTTGAGCCAGTAGTTTCATTTATGACACGCTACGGATACGTCGAGTTGACAAATACTGCATCATCATTTGGTAATGCTGG